GTTCTGAAGCACTTCCTGCACGGTGGACCGGTCAATCTCGAACCGCGTAGCAAGGTCGAGCTGCGTCCACTTGCGGGTGGCGAACAGTCGCCGGATCCGGGCAGCTCTCTTGCGATCCAGCTTGGTCGTCCCGTTGCGGGCCCTGTCGTCCGACTGCTCGGGCTTCAGACCCCACCGCAAGTTACTGGCGCGGTTGTTGAGCCGGTCGGAGTCCAGGTGCCTGACCTCGTGCCCCGGCGTGGGACAAGGGCCGTGAAACGCCTCGCAGACGAGTCTGTGCACGGGCCGGGAGTGCTTCTTCCCGTCCAGATGCACAGTCACCTGCAAGTAGCCCCGGTTGCCGACGATGGGCTTTACGACCGAGAGGGGGCCTGTGACCTGCCCGTCTTCACGGATGCGGTACTGGGTGAACGTGGGGTGTGTGAGTTCCTTCATGGCGCCAGTGTAGCGTAATAACTAGCACGAAGAAGCCCCCTCGGTTGAGGGGGCTTCTTTACGCCGCTGACCTGCGAGTATCGATCAGATACCCGTTATCACGCGTCCCGCTTTTGGCTGATCGAGGAAGATCGCGCTCTGGCGGACGACGTTGCAGCGCCACGTCTCGTTGGTGGAGTTGTGCTCCAGCGGCGTGACGTCGAGGGCGCGCTCGTCGGCGATGCCGCCGATGGTCTTGGCCTCCAGGAGGATCGCGGAGTTCGCCGGGACGCGCCACGACTTGACGATCTTGAACTGGCCGAAGAGCAGACCCGGCAGGGTCAGCCGGTCGGCGGACGCCGTACGGTCGGAACCGACGAAGTACTTGTTCATGTCGGAGTTGAGCGCCAGGTCCATGGCACGCGCGTGGTGCAGGATCAGCGTGTCCGGCTCGAAGCCGAACTTGGCGACGCCCGTCTGGTTGGTCGACTCCGCGTCGGCGAGCTGGATGGCCAGCATCGCGTTCGCCAGCGTGGAGCGGACGTCCGTGGCGGTCGCCCAGGCGGTACCCGAGGCGGTCGACGCGAGACCGGCGATGGCCGCCGAGAGGAACGCGTCCTCCCAGGCTGCCTTCATCGAGTTCACGACCTGCGTGATGCTCGTGTTGACGCGGTCCATGTCGTTCCGGCGGCGCATCTCCTCGGTGAACTCGATACCGAAGGCACGCTTGATGGTCCGCGCCGCCTTGCCGATGCCGAGGTTCGCCGTGATCAGCGGGATCTCGCCGCCCTCAGCGACCACCGAGGGGCCGCCGTTGGCGTAGAGCGGAGTGGACTCGTTGTACAGGACGACGCCGCTGGGGACGTCCTGCACCTTGCGTAACACCGTGTCGGTGATGAACTGCTGGTCGGCCAGGGAGAGAATGCGCTCCTTGATGACCGCAGGCCGCTTGAGCAGGGTGTTGACTGTGAGGCGGTAGCCGTCGTTGCTGGAAACGGTTCCGACCGTGGTCTGAGGCATGTCTCAGTCGTCCTTTCGGGATTCTTCTCGGGATCAGACGCCGAGACGGAGGTCGACCGGGCCGGTCGAACCGTTGGAGATGGCGGCCTGGGCGATGCCGATGATGGCCGCCGGGGAGTCCGTGCCGGACACCCAGGGAACGACGGTGCCTGCGGCACCGGCCTTGAGGACGTCGAACGCGGCGACGGCGCCACCGGCCAGGAGGTTCCAGACACCGGCCTTGGAGATCGCGACGTAGTCCGTGATCGTGGAGGCGTCGAAGGCCTTGCGGGTCACTCCGGTGCCGTACGTGATGTCCGCGTCCGGGACGGACGTACCGACCGCGTCATCGGTGGCGACGCCAGCGACCTTCAGGGAGGTCACACCGGCTTCCTGAATCTTGGTGGTGCTGGTCTCGGTGACGAACTCAACCAGGCGCCCGGCGCGGACGGCACCGGAGCTGATGACCTGGAAGGTCTGCGGGGAACCGGACTTGAAGACGGGGCTCACACCCATGATCTATCTCCTTCGAGAGGTATCTGCCGGGAGCCCCGGTCAGTGACGGCCGTACTGCTCGCCCCACAGGGACGCGAGCTTCTTGTCTTCCGATGCGGCCATGGCCTCACGGTCGTCGCTCTCCGGGGAGTAGCTGTGACCGCGTTCGCGGGCCAGGTCGATGTAGCCGGTAGCCGAGTCGAGTAGCTGCCGGACGATGGCGGAGGCGTCGACCGTTTCGATCCCGCCCACCTGGTTGGAGAACTCCAGCGTCGCGGCAGGGCCCGCGATGAGGACGGGCCGGGCCAGGTCGACCAGCGCAGCCGGGACGCCCTTGCGGACGTATTCGGCCTTGAGCGTGTCGAACTGCTGGAGGGCCAACTGGTGCTGGAGCGTCGCGACCTGGTTGGACAGGCTGACGATCTCGGGGCCTGCCTCGTTGGAGAGGCTGACCGCTCCGGCTCCGACCAGTTCCCTGGTGGGCTCGGTCTCCGCTGCGGCGGACGCGGCTTCGGCCGCTGCCTCCTCGGCGACGGCTTCGGCTTCCACGGAACCCTCGGAGGCTTCGTCCTTCGCGCGGGCGGTCTCCCACAGCGCGGCGAAGTCCTCGTCGGAGAGGTCGTCCAGGTCGGCTGCGTCGGTGCCGAGTGTGGGGTCTTCGGTGCCCAGGCCGCTGTTGAAGTCTCCGGTGCCCAGGCGTTCGGCCAGTTCGGCGTCGGTCGGCTCGGTGTCGGCAGCAGGCTCGGTGTCGGCAGGGACCTCGGCGTCCGCGTCGGTGTCGTCCGTGGAGAGCCCCAGCTCGGCGGCCAGCGCCTCCAGTTCGGCGTCCGTGAGGTTTTCCACGGCCGCCTCGATGTCCTCCTCTGAGGGGAGGCCCATCTCCACGTCGTCGGTGTCGAGGTCCAGCAGACCCGGCCCGCCCGGCTCTTCGATCAGTTCGTCGGAGTCGTCGGCGTCGATGGAGGCCTCAGCGGTGTCGGCCGGTACGAACGCGGAGGCGAAGATCGCCAGTTCGTCGTCGGTCATGTCGAGCGCTTCGAGGTCTTCTACGGTCATGTCGGTAGCCGTGGCCACCTGCTGTAAATGGTCGGCACGTGTGGCCATGTGCTCTAACTCCTCGTATGAGGTCGCTGACAGGTCAATCACGTTTTCGACGGCCACCCCGTTGGACAGAGCCACCTCTTCCCAGGTGCCGAGGCCTGGAATGACCGGGTCTAACGTGCCCAGAACATGCTGAAGCGCCCGGGGGAATTGCTTCCCGTCCGAGCGCTGGTAGTTTTCAAGGATCCGAGCGGACACGCCTAACTTGGGGTTCTGCTCCAGAACCTTGGCAGCCTCAGGGGTGACCTGGATCGTGGCGTACAGACCGTCCGAGTCGACCTCAACACTCTGCACCTCGCCCCGAAAGCGTTCCGGGTCGAGTGTGTGCGAGTTGTTGGTGTCAGCCAGCATGAAGGCAACCTGGTCGTAGGCGCCCGCAGTGAAAGAGTTCGCCAGGTCAGCGAGGTAAGCGTCATCGAAGGAGATCTTCCGGCCCCGGTAGTTGATCGTGGCCTTGGGAAGAATCCTTTTCCGGTACACCTTGTTGGACAGCGCGACGGCGTCACCGTCATCCTGGGGGGATAACAGTAATTCGCTCTCGGCCATCCTCATACCTCGCTTGCCTTATTGACTGCGCTTCATAGTACTGAATAATCCTAGTATTGGCTATCATCCCGACCCGGTTCAAGCAAGGGGCGAGACGGGGTGAAAAAGCCCGTCCGGAAAACAGGCCATAATCAGGGGTTAGCTGACCCGCACCACTTCAAGCCAGCTACCCGCGCCTAATACGGCGGCTTGTCCTGCGGTACCGCTGGCAAAGGTGAGCACGAGGTTTCCGGCGGTCGAGGAAGTAGTCAACTGTCCGGAAAGAAGAGCCGTTTTATTCGCTCCGGAACCCGTCCACGAGTCCACACCCGTGAGGGTCGCAATGCTGGTGGCCGTCGCATCGCCCCAGACCATCGTTGCGCCTGCCGGGCCGGTGAAGGAGTGCGTGAAGCTCACGCCCGAAGGGCTCTGGATGACCAGGAATGCCCGCATCTGGTACGTAGCCGAGGCCTCCACCGCAACCGTCAGGTAGGTAGACGCCGTCTGTGTCACCGTGCTGTTGCTCTGAAGAGCCGTAGCTATTACGGGCACGGTGTTCCGGAGAATGATGTTGGCCCCGTTGGACTGGCGGACCTTCACCACCCCGCCTTCGGCGTACAGGATGGCGCCGGAGGGGCTGGCGTTCGGAGGCGTGGTGACGTTCGTGAACGCGATCACGGATCCGGTCGCCCCGCCGAAGGTCCCGGTGGTTCCCAGGCGCAGGTTGGACACCTGGCTGGTGCCTGATCCGGTGAACGTCGTACCGGACAGAGCACCTGTCAAGGTACCGCCGGTCAGCGGGAGATAGCGGCTGTCGACCGGGTCTCCGGTCGTACCTCCGCCCACGTTCCCCCGCGACAGAGTGTTCGGCGCATTCAGATCCATGGCGGCGACGCTCAGGCTACCCACAGTGACCAGGGTGTTCCCCTGGATGTTGTTGGTACCCGAACCGCCTACGTTCTCTTCCCGGATGAGGGAGCGTGCCGCGCCGTTCGCCGCAGCAGACACGAGAGTGTTGCCCTGGACGGTGACGTTGACCGCCCCGCTCTCCAGGTGGATCCCCGAGACCGTTCCGGCGGTACCGGTCGCACCGACGTTCACGGCCGTGTTGTCCACGATCGTGTGATTGGTGCCCGTAACGAAGATGTTGTCACCACCGACCGTATCGAACGTGCAGTTCGAGACCGTGGTGTTCGAGACGGCCTGGATCCGGACGCCCTTGGTGGCGTTGGTGACCCCTCCGATGAAGGAACAGCCCAGGATGAGCTGGGACCCGGCCAGGTCCAGGATGCCTACGGCAGTCGAGAAGGTCGTGCCGCCGGAGCCCCCGAGGTATTCGAAGTCGCACCCGATGATCCGGTTGTCGTTGTTGGACGACAGGCTGATCCCACGGCCGGGACCGAGGGCAGACATGGACTGGTCGAAGAGGCAGCCCATGACCTTGTTGCTGGCCCCGAACGCCCCGCCCGTCATCCCCCCGAGGTACAGCGCGTCGTCACGGCAGCCGGTGAAGTGGATGTTGTCGAACATGCAGGACACCGCGCCGATGGCGTTGATGCCGCCGGAGGAACCGAGGGAGCCCTGCTGTGCGCAGTTCCCGTCGATGGTCAGATCCCGCATGGTGATCCGGGTGTCTGCTCCGGTCATCTGGAAGATGAAGCAGTTCTTGTTGGGCATGAGCTTGATCCGGCTGCCCATCCCGGAGCCGAGGATGGTCAGGCCCTCCCCGGCAGGGATCGTGATCGGCGCGCTCACGAGGTAGATCCCGGCGGGCAGGTACACGGACGTGTGGGCGGAGGACGCGTCGTTCACGGCCGCCTGGAGGGCTGCCCGGTCGTCGGTGACGCCGTCGCCCTTGGCGTTGTAGGCCGGGCTCTTGGCGTTGATTCCGGCGCTGGCTCCTGGGCCTTCGATGGTGAGCATCGTCAGCCGCCCTGTCCGGTGTTACGCCGGGATAAGTCGCTCTGCATCCAATTACTCCTGGTTCGTCAGCCAGATCCCATGGTACGGGCTTGATCGCACCCCTGGAAGGCTTCACAGGCTTGGTTGCAGCGTCTGTTGCAGGGCTAGCAGGAGAAGGCCCTCGCAGCGCTTGAAAGCCTTCCAGAGGGGGTCCGGGGCGGTTACCCCTTCTGGAAATATGAGGTCGCCCCAATGCGTGTGCGCGTGTGTGCGTACGTGGGTCATATCTGAAACAGGGGTAACGGGGTAACCTGAGTACATACATGCAGGTCAGAGGGTATTTTGTGGTTACTTTTTGTGGGGTAACTTTGGGGTAACCAAGGGGTAACCAGGGGTCTTGAGTCGTTGTTGATCTTGAAGTGACTGTGTTCATGTCAGGCGGTTACCCCACTGGTTACCCCCTCAGGGGTAACCCTGGACACGGCATGATCACGTGTTAGGGTGTGCACTCCCAACGCAAGAACCCCCCGACCGGTCGGCACCAGTCGAGGGGTTGAACGAGAGGTCTAGCTCTCTATGACCGACAATATCTCCCCTCCCAACCTGGTGGCAACCTTGACCGCCTCCACCCCGGTTACCCATGCCACGCTCGATACAGGCTGGCTGATGACCAAGGACGGCGTCATACACGTGATCACACGTGGGCGCGACCCGCAGGATTCCTCCCAGTACATTCTGGATGAAGAGCCTTACGGCAATTTCGACATTGTGGCCCTCGGCATCATCGCGGACGACAAGACGGAGCGCCGGGCCTGGGACGTCGTGATCAAGCGCCAGGACGACGGCAAGGAACTGCGCCGCATCCTGGACGAGAAGACGCTCGCCGACAGCAAGAAGCTGACGCTGTGGCTGACGTCTGCCGGAGTCTCCGTGATGTGCCCGGACGGTGCCCTCGGCGGCGGCGTGGCTCAGGGGGTCCGCCTGCTGCGCTACATCAACGCCCAGAAGCCCCCTGAGGCCACGATCGTGGACCAGGTGGGGTATCACCCCGACCTGAACATTTTCGTAGCCCACGAGGGCGTCCTGAGGCCTGGAGAGACTGAGTTCGACCTCACCGCCCCCTATCGCCCGTCCGCGCAGCTCGCTACGTCGGGAGACGCCCCCTTCGCCTACGGCTTTGCGCCCAAGGGCCTGGAAGAAGTACGGGACGTACTGTCACAGGTTCTGACGTTCCATGACGAAACGCCCCTCGCGGTCGCGGCGTCTTGGATGGTCATGAGCCTGGTGCAGTCCGCGATCATCCGGCACACCAGTCACTTCCCGGTCCTCGCGGTCGAAGCCCCCTCCGGATCCGGCAAAACCACGGGCGCGCTGTCGATGCTCCGTCAGGCGCTCACGGGGAATACCTCCGGCCCCTCACAGGGCACACTCCCTGACCTGCGCCAGAAGATCGCTTCCACCCGGTCCGGATTCGTGCACGTCGATGACCTGGACGACCCCAAGACCGTTTTCGAGATGCTGCGGCTGTCGACGGCCGACGGAACGAAGATGATGCGCTCCCACGCTTCCGGGTTCACGGCCTCCCAGCACTCCCAGATGACCGGCACGGTGCTGCTGACCGGCGAACACCTGGGGCTGAAGGCGCAGAAGGCCCTGGCGGATCGTTTCATCTCGATGGAGCTGACCGATCCGACCGACCGCAAGTCCCAGATCCCGGGTCGTGAGCATCTGTCCCAGTGGACTGACGTCACGGCCCTGATGCGCCGCTACCCGGGCACCAACGGCCTGACCGCCGTTGCCGGGACCGTCGTCGCGGAGATCCTGCGTTGGCTCGATGACCTTGAAGCTCTGCTGGATGAGGTCAAGCCGTGCTCCGGACGTCTCGGAGACAAGTACGCGACGATCTTGGCAGGGGCCTGCTTCGTGGACCACCTGCTCGGGGATCAGAAAGCATGGTCCAAGAAGGGCGCGACGTATGAGCGCGTGGCGGCCTGGGTGAAGGAAGACCTCAAGACCGCCAACGCCTGGGACAACGCGCTGACGTCGGAAGTCCTCGTATGGGCCCTGCACGAGTACGGGGAGTGGTTCGGGGTCGCGCCGGACTCGTTCGAGCCGATCAAGATCTCCGGGAAGACGTTCATCAACGCCCCGGCGTTCTACAAGGATTTCGGCATGGAGGGGGAAGGGGTCTTCATCCACCCGCGCACCCTCGCGGACGCCTGGCGTGCGCACAAGGGCAACCAGGTCGAGGACCGCGTGCACTCGGCCGCCGCGATCGTTGCCCAGGCCAAGGTCGCGGGTTTCACGGAGAAGGTCATCAAGATCCAGAACAAGTCGGTGAAGGGCTGGGTGCTCCTCGGGGACCGGGTCGGCGTCATCCGCGACCGCGCCAGCTAGCCCTGAATACCCAGGAAGCCCCGGACCTGGAAAGGTCCGGGGCTTCCTGCTGTCCGGCAGGTCAGTCGGTGCTCCGGTTCAGCCGCTTCTGCACGGCCTTCTTCACCAGTCCCGCCTTGAACGCCTTGCGGCGGTCCGCCTGATCCTTGAGGACAGCCGCCGTCATTTCGGGGGTTACGTCCTTCGAGTGGATATCCCACACGATGTCGCCATCGTGGTATTGCTGCCGTTCCGACCGCTTGTCCGAATCCGTGTCGCGTTCGGGGTTCTTGCTGGTCACGTCCATCATCTCCTTTCCGCGAGTTTAGAGCAGGCTGCCGTCGTCAACCTGGTGGCCGTCGTCCACGACCTGTACAACCACCTTGCGGGTGTTGCCAACCTTCGTGTCCGAAATGACCCGGAATTTCGTGCCTCGGTTGAGCAGGATCTCCTGCTCACTGCTGTCGGCGAACTTTGAACCCGTCGTGTGGTTCAGATCCAGAACCCGGCGGCCCTTCGGGATCTGGATCTCCATGTGGAAGTCCCCGTAGAACGGGCTCTTGCCCTTTGTGGTGGAGCCGTACCCCTGGTCGGTGTACTCGGCACCCGGCGTCATCGGCGGCGGGAACGCGTCGAACGGCTTGTAACCCTCCATTACGCGGTGGGTCACGATGTCCTTGTCCAGCGGAGGTACCGCCGCGAACGCTTCATCAGACGACTTGATGTACTGGTCCCACTGGGTCCCGGCGGGGTAGCCCAGCGGCGGGTGCGTACCGATGACGGTGTACTTCCCGTTCTCGTCGTAGCCGTGGATCTTCGCGCCGCGAAGCTGCTCGTTCATCCCCGTGTAGCCCGCGTTCGACGTGTACATGAGCGGGCCCTTCTTCTGGGACGGGGTCGGCTTCCAGTCGCCGTTGGCGCTTACATTCGGAGCGATCAGGATGAACCCGGCCGCGTGACTCGTCGGGAACAGGGCCTTGGTCTTCTCGTCCATGCTCATGGCGGAGTTGACCGAACCGGCCTTGGCGCCCGTCGCGAACTTCGACGGATCGAACGGTCCTGTGGAGTGCTTGGCCGTCCAGGCTTCCTGGGCCTTCGCGTACTCCGCCTTCATGGCGGGTGTGGCGTTCGGGCCGTGAGCCTGGTCGTACAGCTCCTTCATGAGGACCGCGTTGGACTTCTTGTCCCCACCCAGCCCGGTGAACATGGTCATCTGAACCGGCATGTCCGCAGCCGCAGCCGCGTCCGGGTCCAGGCCCAGGGACTTGAGGTACGTCTTCGGCTTGTGGGCCGCAGCGGCGATTTCCTCTGCGGTCGCACCGGCAGCCTTCGCCTCCGCCTTCAGATCCTCGTCCTTGTCGTAGTCCCAGGCGTTGGCGTTGCCCGCCAGGTTGTGCTCGGCCAGCAACTGGAGTGCGAACGACTTGCTGCCTGCGTCGGAGGCCTTCGCCGGAGACGGTGCGCTTGCAGCCTCCGGGCCCTTGAGCCACTGACTGTTGCCGATCCCCTTCTTGAACTCGGCCAACGCCTCAGGGTTCGCGGCAGCCCATTCCTTGTGGCTGTCCGCGCTGATCGTCTTGGCGCCGTGGTTGTTCGCCATCCACTCGGCAGCCAGCTTGGCTTCCTTCTGGGTTTTGAACTTGTCGCCCAGGGTGTAGCCGTCGGCCGAAGAGACGTGCCAGCCGGTGCCGCCGACCTTCTTGTGGACGACCAGACCCTTCGGGCCCGCCAGGACCGGGTGCTGTTCCGTTTCACCGCCGACCTTGAGGCCTGCGGTGGCCTTGGACCACTTGGCCTTCGGCTTGGGCGCCTCCGCCTTCGGAGCCTCGGGGGCTGCCGGGGTGGAAGCCTTCGTCGCGCCTGCGGCCGTCTTGCCCTCCAGGCCCTTCAGGACCGCATCCGGCTGGTGGAAGGCCTGGGCGATCTCCTTTTCGGAGGCACCGGCGGCGACGGCCTTTTCCTCCAGCACCGTGGCGGTTCCGTACTTCCAGCTCGACGTGTTGTCGGTGTGCTCGTGCTCCGCCAGGGCCTTGAGCGCGGCCTCCTTCGGCGTCAGCACGTTGGCGGAGGCGGGTGCCGTCTTGGTCGCGGCGCCCTTGCTCGTCAGGTCGGCCACGAACTTGTCCGGGTCGTCCAGCGCCGCGTCGATCTCGGACTGCGTCGCCCCCAGGGCCTTCGCCTTGTCCTTCAACTCGTTCGAGGTGTCGGGCTCCCAGTTTTCGTCGTTGGCCGGGGAGTTGTGCTCCGCGAACGCCTTGAGAGCCGTTTCCTTCTGGGACAGACCCGATGTGGCTTTGCCCTTCGCAGCTACCTGGGTGCCTGCGGGCTCCCCGTGGTGCGCGGAGTGGATCTCTGACAAGGAGGCGCCTGCGTCCTTGGCCTTCTGGATCTGCGTGCTGCTCAGCGGCTTTCCGGCCTGGGCGTTCTCGGTGATCACCTTCAGCGCGGCGGCCTTGGAGTGCTCCGCGTTGTGCGCCGCAGATGAACCGGCCTTCGCCTTGTCCGGGAGCCCGTTGTAGAGCTTCTCGAAGTCCTTGCCGAGGTCGTTCTTGTGCTTGACGATGTCGTCCAGGAAGCCCTCCACTGTGGAGTGCCCGCCGGGCTTGTGGCCGTTCTTCAACGCCTGGACGGCGTACGGCTTGAAGAGCGCCTTGAACTGGTCGTCCGGAAGATCCTGGAGTGCCTTGATCGTCTTGGCGAAGTCGTTGTCCCCGTTCGGGTCGGGGAGCTGGATCTTTCCGGCTTTGGCTGCGTTCCACAGCTTCGGGTACACCGGCACGTCGGAGCCCAGCGGCGGGTGCGTCTTCGTCGGGTCTGAGTTGACTCCGAACTTGAATGCCTGCCCCTGGTCGACCTGGGTGAGCTTGCCGTCGGCCGTGCGCATCCACTGTCCCGAGTGGGTGTCCTGGTTGCCGGTCGCGGAGTCCATCACCTGATGCTTGAGCATGGCGAGGATGTCCTCTTCGGACAGCTTCTCCGGGTTGAATCCGCCGTTGGGGAAGGCGTCCTTGGCGCCCGGCATCATGCCCTGGAGGTGGCCGTCCTTCGTCGGGACGAACACCGGAGTGTCCAGGCCGACCTTGCGGTGCAGGGCCGCGACCGCCGGGTCCAGGACCCGGGAGTAACCCTGGCCGTCGACCTTCTTGAGCCACTTGTTCCCGGCTTCGTCCTCCATGACCTCGGAACCGTGGGTACCGAGCTTCTTGCCCGTACCCTTCAGTGCGCCGACGGGCTTGAGCGGGAAGTCGCCTTCCGGGGTCTTCGCCGGGATCTTGGCTGACGGAGGCGTCTTGATTTCCGTCGCCTGCTTGGCCGTCGCCGCGTCCGCCGCGTCCCCGTGGTGCGCGATCAGGTTCTTGTACTTGTTCTGGGCGAACGCGCTCGGGTTGTCCTTGGCGTTCTCCGCTGCCAGCGCCTTCGCTGCTGCGAGACCGGCAGCCTGGTGGTCTTCCTTCTTGCCGGTCATCTCGGCGAGGTCGGACAGCGCGGTGACCTTCATCGGGTGGTGCCCGATCTCGTCCGCGATATCCGCAGCCTGCTTGGCCTTCTGCGCGGCGAGTTCCTTGTCCCCCGCCTGGATCGCGTCTTCGGAGTCGTTAAGAAGCTCTCCGGCCTGGCTGAGTTTGGCCTTCTTCTCCTCCTTGGCCTTCAGGTCCGGGTCCTGCGACGCGGCGAGCTTCTTGGCCTCGGCAGCGTGGAACTTGGCGGAGTCTTCGTGGCTCTCCGCCAGGGCGTTCCAGCCCGTTTTCTTGG